TTGAGATGTCTCTGGATCTAATCCAAACCTTTGTCCAAACCATGTATTCCAATAAGGATATATATTACCATAATAACTATTTAATTCATATAAATTAGTATTAGGATTATTAACTAACGCTTCCCACCGTGCTTCCATTAATGAATTTCCTTGGTCATTTTGCCCTTCTATACTACCATCTGGAAATATTACAGTTTCTTGCAAAGGAATACCCCCACTGTCTTGAATTGGCATTTCACTAGGATTTGAAGTTAATCTAGTTGGATATATAATGTGTTTTACCCCAACCGCATCTATCCAAGATAATTGTACATAATTGACATAATCTTGTGGCATTATAACAGATAAACTAGGTGGTACTGTTAATTCTTGAGATTTAACACTTTTTAATGTATCATAACTAAACTCTTGTAAACCTCTTTTTGCGTGAAACATTACATCAGCTCTTTTAATACTGGGTATTATTTTATCTTGACCTACATATGCCACTATAAAGTTATTTACAATATCTTCTAAACTAGTATATTGATAACCTCCATAATTAGGAGTTTTTAGTCTTACTCTTATATAATTTAGTGATGCAACACCACTACTTGTGCTATAATCAATAGCGCTTGCATTATTGAAAGTTATAATACTATTACTAAGAGTAAAATAACCACCCGTACCACTACCACCTATAGATCCATTTCCACCTGATGTTAGTCCATCATACTCGAGCCATGTAGCATTATCTGGACTTGTTTCTAATATAAAATTATTTAACCTGTAAGCACTACTTGTTGGATCCCAAGAGCTATTAGTAGGTGTTCCTTGGTCTACATATCCAAGAGTTAAGGTAGTATCAAAAGTAAATTCATAAACACCTGATCCACTGGGATCAAATGCCATAGATTGTGTACCTATATAGTATTGCTCGTTAGTTTCGTTTATTAATCCCATATCTTATTAACTTTTTTCTGACATTTCATCTTCTTTTATCTTCTTAGAAGCAACTTGTACAATTTGTGGATCACGTATTACAACCCCTGCATACATTAGTATATTTAATACAACTTCAGATTGTTCTGAAGGATGTAATTCAAAATTCCTTGAATCTTCAGTTCCCGGCGAAACATTAGGTACATAATGCCCATCATCATACTCGAATTCTTGCAAAGTTCCAAGTTTATATCCCCATCTAACATCTCTAGGTTTTCTAATAAAAGTTGCTGAAATAGGTGTAGTGGCAAATGCGGTGGAGGTAAGCGGAGTTCCAACTATTGTTTTTGGATATACATATATTTTACCATCTTCATAAGTACATATTGGATATGTTTTAGTGGGTTTGGTAAGTGGAGATTTATTTATATATAATAATTCATTTGGCTTAACTCTTTCTACTTCAATATCATTATACATAACAGTACCTAATTTATAAAATTCTACAGCAGAACCACTAACGGGTAGAGGAGCTGGCGGGAAAAAACATCCACTTGAAGAACTCCAAACACATTCATCTCTACTTTTAAATATATCTAATTTTTCTTCTATATTGTCTATTCTATTACCATACTCAGTATTGTTATCTTGTACTCTTGAATATTTATTTAAATCTTCAAAATATTGTTCAAATATTTCAAGTTGGACTTGTGTAGCTATTTTATTAAACTCCTCTGGCGTTAAATAACCCCTTTGTTCTTTATTTAATATATATAAAACAGTTTTATATACATCATCTACGTTTATTGCCATGTTTTTTTGTTTTAATAAAAAAGGCGGCGATTAAGCCGCCTATAATATAGTTACATACTAAAAATGATTTTTAATTCATTTTTTTCTCTACAGATTTATATACTTCTAATCCTTCATCAGTTTTAAACCATGCTGCCAATGCAGAATAAGCATTTTCTTCAAAAGGAACATTAATTAATTTTCTACCATTAGCTCCCCAAGTAAAAGTTCTTTGATCTGATGCTATGTTAATTATACCTAATTCCACTGCTTTAATAGCAAAGTTTCTAAGTATAACATTTTCATCATTAGCTAAATCAATAAACAATTTAGGATTTTTCTTTGCAAAAATTAATATATCTCTTTTAATTTCTCTAGAATCAAGTCCAGAAACTTTTGAACCTTTTTCCACTCTTAAAATTGCTTCAGCTTGTTCTAAATCAATAGATAAAGCCGCATTTAAAGCATGAACTTCTAACTCTATATCTTCTAAATCTGTTTCAGCTTCCATAATACTATCTTGCTCAGCATATTTTTTATTTAAAAGAGGGTGATATAAAGATAACATTTTCTGTAAATTTTGCTTTTCTTTTGGAACATGTAAAGTACCATCTTTGAATACTATGTGTTCTAATGTTACTTGTCCATCTTGTTCATCTACAAATGGAGAAGATTGATTAGTAGCATATCTTAAAGCCCTTTGTTCCATTTTTGTTTCATCAAAATATAATAAAGGTGATCTTGATGTATGTTTTGAGTTCATTGTATAACTCAAAGGAGACATTGCAAGTAGATAATAAAATCTATCTTTTATCTCCCATTTAGGAGTTGTAACTTTTTTTGTTTTTTCTTTTGTTTCCATAATATAATATAATATAATATAATAATTAAAAAAGACCCCACCGAAGTGGGATCTTGTTATTCATGTTAAGTAGCTGGTACAGCAACACTCCACGCCACCGTGAATGTATCGTCTCCATTTACTACTAATGTAGGAATACTGTTTGGTTGTTTCCCAACTTGTTTCATCAAACTATATAATGTTTGATAACCATCTTGGGTTGTTGCCCCAGTAAAGCCTCCAATTGTCAATTTATTGATCGTATTAGCAGACTCATCGAATCCTGTACCTGGACCATAGTCTATTACTATAGTCGTACTAGTTCCGCCTAATCTACCAATTCCATCTACAGAGACTAAAGTTGTATAGTCTGCTGTTTTTACTTTTATATATTGTGCTTTCTTCATTATGCGTGAGTTATTAAAAGTGAATCCACTAAAACCGATCCAACCATAGTCAATGTAGGTACACTGTTAGGTTGACTAGTTGTTTTTTCTACTGCTGCCCATAGATTATTAATCATAGTATTTCTTGGAGCTGCATCCATTGTAGAATCAACAGTTATAGTTGCTGAAGGTTCATTGTCACCATCGTCATTCAAATTAAAAAATGAAATTTTTAATGTTGTTGAAGATGGTGATGTTATTTCTCTTACAGGATTGCTTACGTTTAATAAATCAAAACTTGATCCAGTCACATTTTTAGGTAACTCTATAAAACTTGCCATAATTTTTATTTTTAAAAGATTAATAATATGGAGAACCGAAGCTCTCCACATTACGTAAAATTATGCTATGAACTCTACGAAGTTATTCGCAGCTTGAACGCATAGACATCTTTCTGATAAGAAGTGTACCTCCATTGCATCTAAATCAGATGTGTAAGCACCTCCAACAGATCCTGTTAACCAAGATTTATATCTTCTGTCATCAGCTTGTGAAGCTCTATATCTTACATGTAAGAAAGGTCTTCTTATATTTTGACCAAGCATTTGATCATAAACAGTTGATGTTCCAGCTGGAACCATAACTCCTTGTATATTATTAACCATTCCTCTAGTAGAAGCATCATTTAGATATTTCCAGTCAGTTTTGTAGAAGTCATAAGAACCTCTTCTAAATCCTGAAAATCCAAAATTCAATGCCATTTCTCCAGAGTTGTTAAATAAACCATAAGAAGCAGATTGAGTAGAAGCATAACCTCCACCAGCCATAGCTGCAATCATATCATCAAAATCTAAAGCTGTAGCTCTATCTAAGAAAAGCATATTTTCTTCAATAGCACCTTGAGAATCTAATTGAGCAAGAACAGCATCAAAATCAGCTAATGCACCAGCTCCAGGAGCAGCAGCACCAGCAAATCCTTGCCATACATTACCTCTTGTTTCTAAAGCGGCAAAAAGCCCTTGAGTTCCACCTATATTAGTAGTACTATTATCAACTGATATACCACCAGTAGCTGCAACAGAAAGTTCACCTTCAACCATCGCCATTTCTAGATAATCTTCAAATCTTAATCTAGTTTCAGATTCAGCTTTTAAATACCAAAGGTACCCAGAAGTTCCATCTTCAGTAGCAACTTCAACCCAACCAATTTGAGCAGTATCAGATCCTGAGATTTCATACTTATCTTTTATTATAATTGGTTTATTATTAAATTGTGTGAAACCTGGATCAACAGCTCCATCTAGTCCCTGTGTTCCTTTAGCAAACTCAGCTCCATAAACGAAGATGTTTAAATCAGCACCAAAAAAAGCAGTTGGCCAATCAGCTAGTCCATATGGATAAGCTTCTAGTTGAGTAGCTGTAATAAGTGCTGAATCAACTCCATTAACTGGAGGAATAACTAAAGCTTTGCAAGTTGTATTAGATATTGGTTCACTAACAACAATAGTTTGACCACCTCTAATAACGTGAGCAGCAGGTTCACCTGCGCCACCAACACCACCTATAGTCATTGTTGCATCACCAGTAGATACAGTACATCCTTGGTAAGATATGTGTAATCTGTTTTGTTCAGACCAGATTACTTGATCTGAGGTCATTGGCATTTCTGCCCCAACCATTCTTAAAAATCCAGAAAGAGTTCTGTTACCAAATCTCTCTACTTCTTGTTCGTATAATTCAGGTAAATATTGTTGAGCGAAATCATTTCCAGAATCATCTGCAAAATTTAAATAATTCGACTCTAATAATACCTTGTTTGCATGCGGAGCAATACCCGCATTCGTTACTGTAAACGCCATAATTTTTAGTTTATAAGTTTATTTTTTTTACTTTTAATTTAGTTGTATCTAATCCAGTAATAGCTTTTACTTTTAATCCATTTATATAAACACTACTATCAGCACTTTGCCTTGGAGCATCATTTATATTTTTAGATTTAGCCATAACATTTTTAACAGCATCAGCTTTGCCTTGCTCATAGAAATGTTGTGCTATAGTATCAGCGTTTTTAGCTGCATAGATAGCCTTGTGATAACCCTTATGATCGTTAATAGTGCCGTCTTCATTTAAGAACCTCTTTACAAAGTTAGCAATATCGGATTGTGTCTCCGCTAGTTCACTAGGATTATTTATTCCATACCTAAACTTTTTTTCACCCAATTTGAACTCAAAACCTTTGAAATCTTGATTAAAATAGTTTTTAGTAATGTTTTTAAAATCTTGATGCTTCTTTAGAGAAGTCTCTTGATTTTTATTATACTTATCATAGAATTCAACCGCTTCTCTATCTTTACTAGTAAGTGATGGTTTCAACTTGATATCATCATAATACTTGTTTTTTGTTTCCTCTAGGAAATTTGTAGCTTTAGCGACTTCTTCTTTATAAGCTAATTTCTTTTTCTTAATACCTCTTTCTGTATCATTTTCTTCATCAATGTTAAATTGATCTTCTATAATGAATTCAACCTCTTCTTTATTTAAGTGAGGTTTAGTGGCTTTATAATACTCTTTAAGTAATACATCATCACTAACTGAAGTATAGTCAAAGTTAAGTCTAACATAATCGTTTATATCACCACCAGTTTCATTCATAAAGTTAACTAACTTTTCAATATTTTCTGGTAAATCTATTTTAGGTGATTCTGACTCAACAGGGGCAACTGGTTTTTCAGCTATTGGTTCCCCAATTTTAATTTCTTCATCTGTTATTTCTTCTATAACATTTACTTTTTCGTCTTTCGACTCCAAGCTTTGCAATTCCACTTTGGTTTCTTCCCCAGCTTCTTTGCTTTCGCTGCTTTCGCGTAACACGCTTTCTTCTGCTTTAGGTTCTTGAACGGCATTTTCTTCAGTTTTAATTTCTTCTTTTTTAGTTAAATCCACCTTAAGAACTTTATCTTTTTTAGTTAATTTTACAGGTTTTTTTGCTTTGATTTTTAGTTTTTCAACTTTTGTGTCAACAACTGGTTTTTCTCTAACCTCTAAGTTTTCTTTTTTTTCTTCTTTTTTCATGATATTATATAATTATATATTTTCCATTTGATCTTGAACTGGGTAATCTTGTCCTTGTTGTTCAAAATTCGTAGGTAATAAATCATTTTTTCTTTGATTTATTAATTCACTTTGTTGTGATGCTTGTATTTTCGTTCTTTCGTCTTTTCTATTTTCTTTTTGATCATCAACTTGTATTCTAGTTTGAGAATCCAATTGAGCAAGTTGCATATCAAAGTTAAATTTCTGTTCAGCTAACTGCATCTTTATTTGACCTTCTTGTTGTAATAGTTGCAAATCAAATTGTGATTTACCTTGTTCAATTTGCAATGTAGATTCTGCTATAGCTTGTTGTTTTTGTAATTCAGCCATTGCAACTCTTTCAGCTGTTTCTGCTTGTGCTTGTGCTTGTGCTTGTATTTGTTGTTGTTGATTTTGTTGATCAATTTTTTGTTTTTCTTGTCTTTTTATCTTAAGTAATTTATTTGCTAATTTAAGATTTTTAACATTTCTAACATCAATAGCATCTTCTAAATATATTTGATTTTGTTGAAGTGCCATTTGAATATTTTGCTCTAACATAGCTTTTTCTTCATCATCTGGTTCTAATTCTAAAAATATACCAAAATCATATAAATGTAAATTATACATTTCTTCCAATGTACCTACATTATAAGCACTTATACTATTTATTAAAGCTTCTCTTGTTAAATCAAATTCTAAACAATCAGATATTCTTAATGTAATATTTTCACATGCTCTTAAAGTTAAATACAAACTTGCTTCTAATACATGCCTTGTTGCTGTGTTTGAATTAGCTGCTGCTAGTTTTTGTAAACCAACCAAAGCATTTTTATCTGGAGTACTACCATCACGTGCTTCATTTAATCCCGTGACATCTCTGATCATTTGAAGATAATACTGATATGTTTGTATAAGAGACTGTATTTTAGCCTGTCCAGATGAACTATTTAATTCTTGAATAGGTACTTTACCATGATTAAGATCACCATCTTGTGTCATTGATCTACCAACTACACTACCAGTTTGAAAATACATATTCAAAGCTTCAGCAGGATTATAATTAGTACCATTACCTAAATCAACTTCTGCTAATCCATCAACATCTAAAAATACACCATCAGGAACTACTTTAGATAATACTTGTTGAAGTTTTAAATGTGTTATTTGAATCATATCAGCAAAACCCATACATTTACTAACTATAGATTCTATTCTACCCTTATACATTCTAGGAGCAGCAATATTATAATTCATATTTACTTTTGTTAGATTAGATTTAGGTCTTGTCATATTTTCTGACATTTTCCACTCTAACAATTGATCATAACCAAGAACTTTAGCACCAGAATATAATACTTCTATTGATCGTGATATTTTATCAAAATTATCACTCTCAGGTGGATTAAAATTACTTGGTTTTTCTAATGCTTTTTCTAAACCTTGATCTGTATATTTTATTTTAAATACTTGATCACTATATGTTTTATATTCAAAAAATAATACATATATAATACTATTATCTGATTTACCACCCCAACCTCTAGTATAGTTGTTATTCCCATTATATTTTTGAATTCTAGATAATTCATCAGGTGGAATATTTGGGTATAATTTTTTTATCTCCCCTAGCGTTAAAGCTTTTATTTCTCCAACATACCATATATCTTCAAAATTAGGATCTTCTGTATATGACCAAACTAAGTTTGCAGGATCAACATAATCAACTGTAATACCTTCTGATTTATTATAACTAGTTTTATTAGATGCTATTCCAATAGTAGTTAAATCATGATTACATCTATGTTGAATTAAACTATATTTATTTCTTTGTAATGTATTATTTATAGCTTCTTCTTCTGCAATTTCTACAGCTTGCTTATAATCTAATAACATGTGAACTTCTAATTCTTCTTCTGTTTGAGGAGCTGTGCTAGGATCTTCTACAGTAGATATATCATAACCTAAGTTTTCTTGAACTGAAGCATTATAACTTTTTAAAGCTATATTTCTAAGTATATTATCAGCATAATCTGTTCTACTTTTTCTAGAGATGGGGTCTTGTGAAAATGCTTTTATATCATAATTCCTAGAACCCATACCATTTACTACTATATCAACAAATTTAGATAAAACAGGTATTGGTTTCCAATCTAAATTTAAATATGATAAATCACCATTAATAGACAATTCATCTTTATATTTTTGAACAGGTTGCTCTCCTCTAGCATATAATCTTCTAAAATGGAAATTATTATAATTTACAGAAAATCTACTACCTGTATTATAACCACTAAACCATTCTCCTTCTATAGCTCTGGCTACTTGTATTCCGTAGTCGTAACTTTGTTTTTGCTCATCAGGTACAACCTGATCAGGGAAAGAACTATTAGTATTAGTATTAATCATTTATTTTATTATTTTTGAAACAGAACCTTTATTATCATATCTCTTAATTCCTAAATCAATATACTTAACTGAACGATCAGCTATAGGTTTATATTTATTTTTATTACAAGCCATTACAGCTAAACCCGAACTTATAGAAGCATCGTGTTTTGTTCTATTATTTATATTAAACTTACACCAATCCTCAAGTGTTCTCTGAAAATACATGTCTCCATAATTTTCACCTAAAAAACCAACATGGTTTTCTATATAAGATTCTATAGCCGCAGCGTGTGCTTGCTTTATATCTTCACTTGAATTAGGTATTCCTCCAATTTCTCTTTCTGTTACAGATAATTTATTCCACACTTTATCTGGTCTATTCATGGAATATCCTCTATAACCTCTTCTTTTTAAATAGTAAAGTAATCTAGGTTTGTTATTTTCACAAAGTATTGGCATACCATAAAAAACTAATGCCATTAAAACATCTTCAAAAAACGTCTCAGCAGTTTGAGGTCTAGCAATATATTCTAGAAAAAAATGATTAGGTGGAGCATCTTCCATACTGAACTTTGTTAATCCATGTAAAGCTCCATTAGATCCTCTTCCATCAACAGTCCCTGATATATCATAACTATCACAACCAAAAGCTCCAACATGTTCATTACTAGGATATTTGTTTCCATTTTTTATAATCACTCGGTTTTGTAGATTTTTAGGTGGTATCCATGAAATTAAAAACCTACCAGTTTTTGACGGCATAAATATTACACTTGTATCTTTTACTCCATTAATCCATTGAAAACTTCCTTTTGTGAAATTTGCTTTATTATTAATATCTTCATTATGATCTATTTGCTCATATATTTTAATAAGATTAAATAAACTTTCTCGTGTTTCATCTCTAAATGCGTGTTTTTCAGTTCTTGGAAATTGACGATAAAACTCGTTTAAACCATCTTGATCATCTTTTAATCCGTCTGCTTCATTATCCCAATATTCTATAACACCTATATTTATAGGTAAACCATCAATACCTATTATAGGTTTTTTTGGAGTATCAAATACTGGATATCCATACATATCTATATAACCTTCATAATTCCACTCCATTGGAATGAAAAACGAATATAAACCAGATCTTGTTTGACCGTTTCTATTTCTATTACGAACATCTGAACTACTATAAATGTCTTTAAAGTTTTGACCTCCCTTGTCTAAAGCATTACTTGTGGACCCCATCATACATTTACCAATAATTCTTCTACCTAATCTTAAACATGTTTTAGTTACTTTCCAGTTATTTTTAATGTTATCAGGTCTCTCCCATTTGCCACTTTCATCATGAGCTAATAGTTTTAATTTTTCACCATCATAGCTATTATCTCCAGTATTTTTCCAATCTATAGTTGTATCTAATCCATCTAATTCCTCTAATTTTTCTCCAGAATCTAGTTTTCTTCTAGTTAATTTAGAAGCCGGGATTCTATATGCCAATTCGGTTTTAGGACGATCCATACCATCTTGGATGGGTTTGAAGAAGAATGGATAATTAACCGAGATCGGTACAACTTTATCCGTGAACATTTTCTTAGCATCTGCCCCTGACTTGGACAATACTCCAAATCTTGAATCACTTGACATTGTGGCTTGATTAACAAGTTCTGCTGAAGCCATAAATGAAAATCCTGATCGTCTGTTTTTAAGATAGCACATTCCATAACATCTGGTATCTGCTTT